TACAATGCTCTTCCAATTTAGTGTCTACTGCTTGGATTTGTTTCGCCATATTGGTTACTTCTGTTTTTGTCATATTAGTTTTTGTTAATAATTATATTTTATCAGATATTAAATTTCATATGAATACGAGCCAACAATCGAGTGGTTAGCTGAGCTTTGATCTTGAGCCAATATATAATTTACATCATACAAGAATGCCAGCGTCGTTGCGGTGTTGCACATAATCAAGCAGTCCTTCATCGTGCCAGCCTGCTCATAAACCTGAGCGGTACCATAGTGCGAATAACTGCTGACAGCGTTGTTTGCGGATGGAGCGATTGGGGCATCAAAGCAGAGTACAACCGCACCAGAGCCGACGACACCGCCTGTGCTACTATACCAGACGAATTTACCCTCAAGCCCTCGGGCTGTCGTTCTCACTCTATGAATGAATTTAGTGACATAGGTTGGGGGGGTGCCACCTGCGGCAGTTGGGAGCACTGGATAATTGAACCATACAGGCCAGTCCAGCGGATCGCCGTGCGAATAGAACGGATTTGATATCACGCAGTTATAAAGTACATAATCGGCGAATCCAGTCACGGTCAATTGGCTATCGGCGACAGATGCAACATTCAAATACACGGTCGGAGTAATGTCGGCTGTTGTTTTGGCGATGTTGGCGACAATCTGAGCCTTATCCCATTTCTCATCGACTGCGAACCCATTGATTAGGTAGCAGTCATCAATCTGCCCATTCATATATGAGCCATTTGTACCCGATGAACAGAAGCAACCGATCCTGACATAGTTAGTGCCTGCATAAGCAGGGACTAGCATAAAGCCCATGACTTCGATTTTGCCGTCAAGAATGATTTTTCCCCAGTTACCCTGATATGAAATTGTTACTTTGTGCCAGTTACCATCGCAAACATTGGTCGTTCCAGTAAGTGAGAATAAATTCGTACCGTCAGTCGTGCCTGTATTATTGCCCTGATCCCATTTGAGGACATTGCCAGCCGTAATCGAAACCCTCAAGCCCGCAGAGTTGGTATTCTGCGACCATGATTGCATCAATGCCTTGATAGCACCTGTGTTGCTGGTCTTAAATCGCATGCTCCACGAAAACGCACCAGTAGGCTTAAGATTGGTGGCATCAGTTATTGAAACGGCACTCGCACCATCTAGCGATACTGCTCCGTTGGCATCAGCCAAAAAGCCGTTTGCGAAAGTAGGTGAGCCGATGTTCGCACCGTTGTTTGATCCCTTTGAGTCAGTGAGTCCGTTGTCGAATTTCCAGAGAGATGTCAGTGGGACTAGCATATCAGCTCGCAAATGATCGCCCGGGCGGTATTTACTGAGAGCACCAGTCGGACAGTCAATCTTGCCATTGTTGTAAACCCAGAGTTCATTAGCTGGAGTCCAGCCCGCATTTAATGCGACATCAATTATGTCAAAGTTTGCATTTACCTCTGACGATTTTGCTCTGGTATTTGGAGTGAATCTTGTAAATAATCCCATGTTGTTCCTTAAATAATTAATGTCGGAGCAATTGGAGAGTTTTTAGTCCTCGATTGCTCTAGATTTCTTTTTATGTCATTGATTCTTTTGGCACCATCTTGTGCAAAATATGCAAGCTCTAAAGTTGCCTTATCTAAAGTATAACTGATTGAGATAATCTGAAAAGGTACGCCAGTGGCTGACGAGAGTGGGAAGTCCCAATATCCCTCATCCCAGTAAAACTCATCCCACTTGGAATCGGGAGCGAGAGATTTTGGATCCTCAATCACGACGACTTGTCCTGGCTTGAATGACTCAATATCGTATCCCCCATCGTCTCCGTTGGAATCTGCAATCGTGACTGAGCCCATAACCGCCGGGTGATCGTATGTGTCGAGGTATGTATCAATTATTATTGAGGCAGAATCTTGATATAGTATCCTCTCATCTTGAGATCGATTGGCTCTCTTCCCATATAACCCAGAGGAAACAGCCCGCTCTTTTTTGACATACATCTGAGGGTCGCCGCCTCCGAGAAAATAATACAAATTCCTGAGCTCTTTTGCTGACCGAGTGAATTTTCCCTTAATCACATCTTTACCAATTGTGAGAGTATGATTGACAATGTCGGTATTTCTTACATCGAATATTAATTGATTGTCTGCCCCGATGCGGTAATACCACCATGCGGGAGCCATCGTTTTGCATTGGTCTATACACTCTTGGATAGTGTTCTGTTTGAAATCGCATGACACTTCGGTATAAGTGCGGTGAATTGATCCGCCGACTACATCGAATGTCATATATGAAACATTGGCTTGCCCGCCAGTAACAGTAGCCTTCCACCTGAAATATCTCTTTGAAAGCGAAGTGAAATCGGAAACCCACGCCCCCCAGCTAATATTGTCGTCTGACTCCGAGAATAAATAAGCGATGGATGCTCCAGCGGTTAATGCTTTGAAATCTCCAAACTCCAGATATGTTGGATTCGCTATATCCATGTCATAAGCCAGCGATTGAGCGTTGTCATCCGTGGTCGTATAGGTAACCTGATATGTAAGTGCCATTGGAGCACCACGCTCGAGAAATGCTACATAGAACATAGCCAGCGAGAAATGAACAAGGTCGGCATCATAGTGATACTCAAGCACATAATAATTGCTGGCATCTGCCGCACCCGATCTTTCGAGTGAAATCGCAATTTGTTGATCTCGTGCTCCTGCGTATGCGAATGTGAAGTCCTTGTATGCGTATGATGTACCGAGAGCAGTCCCCGCAATAGTAGTCGATGAGCTGGCTTTGAGGTCGCCATAGTTAGGTGATCCGTTGGCGTTTTGACCATATATTTTGGCGGTAACATTGTCGAGCGGATTGCCGACTTTTTTAATCTTTACTCGCCATGTTGTAATCGTCATCGGATGATGAAGTGTCGTGCATTGGGATGTTTTTTCTGTCCCGGCGTATTGACCAAACGGCCAGTCGCTCTCCCCTGTATTGTCAAAGGAGAATGTGCCATTTTGCAGGTTCAGAACACCGCCGACAGTATTCCAATAACCGTTTGACGCAGGGTCTTTATAGGTGGTGTTTGTAAATTCTTCATGCACAAATGGTGGCAGATTTGATGTAATCCTGCCATTATATTTATCCATGACATCCTGAAGAATATCAGACGGATCCATTGAGTTGTAAGATATCGTTGTGTTTCCGCTTCCGTCTTCCAAAATACTGACCGCTGTATCGGTAGCAAAGCCCCAGAGGGTGCCTGAGATATATTCGTCTGCCCCTGCAATCTCCGAGGAGTATTCAATCAACTCTCCTGAGTAAACAAGCGTGCCTGTCGAGGCACTCTCCTTGTCGAGGACATAGATGTCAAACTGGTTGAACAAAGCAATCTCAACATTCTCGCTGAAATTCTCAATCGAGCGAGGAAATCTAATCTGACTCTCCCCCTGCCCGGCGTTTATATTCCAATCATAACCATCCCACTCAAAATCTTTGATGGTTTTTATGAGAGCCCCCCGACCAGTAGTCGATGGAGCGTATATATTCGCAAAATATACTTTGTTCTGTTTGATCATTTATAGGTAATATTTAGTGTAATTTATTTCGAGGTCAACAGATGAAGCGTGCGATGCCTCATAGGTCGTCAGAATGAATGCATTGGCTCCAGGCTGGAAGTCTGGGAATATTCCAGTGTAAGTTAGAATCACCACGCCGTTCTGAGTGACGGTGAAGTTCTTGCAATCGACTATGAACACATCGCCTGCAGTAATGACAGCGGGGGAGACTGTAATACTCTGATTAGTGGTGGTGTTTGTGAATGTGAATCCTGAGAAAGTTCCCTTAGTGTCGAGTGTTAATTTGATTTGAGGCTGTGCGTTAGCGGTTCCGAGAATTGTTACAGAGTTAGTCTTCACATACCCACCAACCCCTGCATCGTAGGAACCACCAGTGACAGGAGCGAGGGCATATCCCTGTGACACCGATGTATCCATACCGAATGGGGGATTGATAGCTTCGCATTCGACTACAAACGGCACGCTATTGATATTGTATGCTTCTCGAGCGATAGCAACCTGAGTCACATTGACCACATAGCGACGAGTCCCGCCATTGTAACCATAGTCAAGGTTTACTGCCATAGCACCAATGAGAGCAAGCTTGAAAGCATCAACCTTGGAATCCAGATCAGCCGCCGATGTTCCTATGAGCACGCCCTCGAGCTGTATCGGTCGTGATGCGTATGTGTATGAGGTAATCTTCTCGCCACTTCGATGTGGGATTTTCATTTTAGCTTGGTCAATAGACATCCCCTCATGCACAAACTTCGAGGTGATGATACTTGCCGATTGCATATCTAAACTATTGAGTGAAATTGCCTGTGCCATTATATTCCATTCTGAGCGTTAAGTAATAAGTTACCGATTTTTTTGGCGAGGTCTTCGATGTCCTGAGTACCACCAGCGGTGGACACATTGCCGTAAATATTGACTGATACATTGCTGCCACCGAGCTTGCTGTTAGGTATTACCTTACTGCCCTGCGGTAAAACTACTTTTTCTGGACCTTGCTCGCCAACTAAAAACTCACCTGTATATGGAACACCATCAGTTCCAGAAGCAAACCCTCTGGTGCCACCCTGCGATAGCCACATCATCCCTTTTTGAGCCCAGTTGAGGTTATTCCAGAGTGATTTTTTTGTTTCCGAGTCCATCTTCGAAAGTTCCGAATTCAATCCCTGCAACCCTTTGACCACCTTGTAAATTAAATCCACATCAACTGCGATACCGATTGCGACCATTGCTGGCAGTGCTCCGACAACGCCCCCCATTGCTTTGAAAGCCGTCGTGATACCCTGTATCGTCTGGACAACCTTGACTGCGGCAATCATTGCTATAAGTGCTTCAAAAGCCAACTTGTGATCCCATATAAATTTAGTAACATTGATTATAGCCTGCCCGACTTCAATCGTGACACGCTTTATTTCTGGCCAGTGCTGTTGTATCCATGGGATTGCGACCTTAGCCACCCACTCCATCATTCTCTCGGTCATCTTTCCGACAGCTTCTGCGATAGCTTTGATTTTTTCTTGAGCCTCGGGGGTCGATGCCCACGCTGTGAGTTTTTGAATGAACGGTTGTATTGCCTTGATTATAGTAGTGCCGATGGTTTCTTTTACATTATCGACTTGAGTATTTAATATCTTCATCTGCCCAGCGAATGTAGTCCCGGCGGCTCTGCCTGAATTTCCGAACTCTGTCTGCAACTCTTGGAGGATAACGCCCTGAGCTTTTGCGATTTGATTTGTTGCCATAAACCCTTTGACCTGCTCTTTTTGTTGCTCGGATAACTTAACACCGACACGCTGAAGGGCGGTCACGCCAGCAACAGGGTCTTGCAAGGCTTTGCCAAGCTGAATGGCTGACGATTTAGTGTCCTGCCCGAGAGCCACTGACATATCAAGAGCCGTTTCGGTTACCTGCGGGAAGATATCCTTATGAATATTCGTGAAAGTTAAGAGCATATTTTCGGTCGATTGAATGAGCTCGTCGTCTATCGGAATAACTCCAGAGAGCTTTGTAGCGAGGTCAGATACTGCCTCGGCAGTCATCCCCGACACGCCCTTTGTGGAGGCTATAACTGCGTTGGTCTGAGTCATTACCGCTTCGGATTCCTGAGCCTTTGATATCACATCCTTGAGCCCGCCGACTATCTCGCCAATCCCCCACTTGAGCCCAGCAAAAGCGGCTTGACCGACTGCGACTGCAGATGCCATGCCTAAAAAAGACGGACCAGACTTTTCAGCTGCTCCGCTCATTCCATTGAGTTGATTCTGAATTTCCTTAATCTGTGCTGAAGCCTCGTCTTGTGCTTTTATGATTAATTGGATTGATTCGTCATTCATCCTTTTTTGCCCTCATTTGGTTTTGTAAATCAATTATTCTCACATACGCTTCAAGATCGTCGATATACTCTGCTTCTAATTCGGCTTGAGTCCATCCGAATCGCTCTTTAAGTATGAATTCCTGAAGGACTTGAGGGGCGGGAGCGTTCCCCTCCATTGCGAGTATTAGCTCCCGATCTCTTTTTTTGGATTCGGTTTGAAATTAGCGATCTCTTTGGTCAGGAAGTTGATATCATCCTCGAACATATAGTTTTTGATTGAATCAATTGATAGTGCGACTGGTTCGTTATTATCGGTCACATCCCAGCTCGCTATGTGGTGAAACACTCTCGAAACAATACTCTCGGATGCCTGACTGACTTTCATTTTGAAAGACTCGTCATCGCCGACTTCGACATCGCCATAGGCTTCATTATCAACAGCCAATTTCTCGCCGTATGTTAACTTTTTTTTCAGAGTAACGACATATCCAGTGGGTGTCGTTACTTCTACCGTTTCAATTTTTGGTCGCTCCATTTTGCTCCTTATGAATATTATATAGTTGCGAGGTTGTTCAATACTTTGACATCGAATACTTGTGTCTCGGCTACATCGTAAGATGCATCATAGTCCATGTCGTGGTATAGTATCGCACCAGTCTTGATGGCAGGCTTGCCACCTGTTTTCATGGTGATTTGCGAGATGGTAACCCTCAACTCATACCCTGTCTCTGAGAAGTGTCGGATTACTACTGCCCCGGCGTTTCTCTTGAGGAAATTATTGACTTCGTTTGGTGTGTCAAAGAACTTTTTGACCTTAAGTGAAGCATCTGCAGTCGTTCGAACAAGTGCGGCAGGATCATAAGAACCTGATCTCTCAGCACCATTGTCGCTTTCAAATGCGTGAATCAACGACCATGCAGAGCCTTGCTCGATTCGAGTCTGAGTTCCTGCGAGAGCGGCCGTTGAGTCTGCACCAAAACAGAACTGAGTGCGAGCCCATTGGAAAGGTGTCTTTTGAGTATATGCTGCGGTTGCTGGTCGAAGAGAGATGAAATCACCTGCTGCATAAGAGGCGGCTGATGTACCAAGTATGACCGTGATACCGTCAGCATTGACCGTTGAGACGGTAGTATCCAATGACGAGGATCCGTCAGCTTTGGTAATTCTTACGAGGTCATTTGCTACTAATCCGACATTTGGAGCGGCATCGTAATCGGTCTTTAGGGTAATAGTGGTTGTGTTTACTGTGGCAATTTCACGAACTGAGAAAGCTTTAAGAGCTGAAACTTTGACTTTAAGTCTCATCTCGTTGCCCTGAAAGGCAGGGTCAATCTGAGAGGCTTCAACGCCCATGTATCTGAACACCTGATTGCCTGTTGAAAGATCAACAGTGTATGAATTAGGATTTGTATCTTTGTCTATTGTGAATGGATGCGTGTATGGACCAGCACCAGAAGTGACACCCTTTTTCATGAACATATCAAATATCTTGGCCGCCGTGTTTGGCTCTGCCATGACAGTGAACTCGCCCTTGTGACTTCTTTGCCCTTGCAACAGCGAGTAAATTTTTGATTTAGTACCAACTGCAGGATTTTGCTCAACAAGCCCCTGATCAGTTGTTAAATTTTCCTCGTATAAAGACACATAATCTGCAGGTGTCAACGGCGTTCCCTTTGTCACCTCTTTTATCAGTGCCATATACCCGAGTGAACCGAGTCTTTCCATCTTATTTGCCTTTCTTTTCTGTTACAATTGCTATTTTTGAATTCTCAATCACACCGTCAAACTCAAATTCTGCATTTGGTTTGATAATCCCGACGCTCGGGATAACGAGTTCTTTATCTGTTAAATTTTGATATTTCATAATCTTCCTTTTCTCTATTATATTATATTCTAACTGGCACTGCTACTAGCTGGCGTGTGCTGAAGTTCAAATGACCTTCAAGTGTTACTGTCCCCGCCTTAGTTGTTCGATTTTCTAACAATAATTCATATTGTACAGTGAACTTCTGCCCGACGATGCTATTTCCTAGCGTGTAGTTTCGTCTCAGAATCCCCATGATAGCACTCGCCTCATATTCGCCAGTCGCAGTCCTCGCTTCGAACATGTCGACGATTTTATTGTGAGGAATATTCTCGGTCATAGAACCACCCATGTACTCGTTCATATTATAGACGGCTCGGATTGAGATATCCTCAGTTACTGCATCCGCACCAGTCGGACCATCTTCGGTTGAGCCGCCAGTCTTCACCACTATGAGAGCCGGGAGCATTGATGTAGGAATAAAAACAGGATCGCCGTTGAATATGGTGTAGTCTTTCTCGTAATAATCGGTGAGCAACTCGATAATTTTATCCGTTGTTTTATCCATGTAATATCCTTTCTATGCCCTGAGTAATTAGCTCTTTGGTCTTTGATTTGATTGTATTATTCCAGCCAATCATTACCCTGCGTGGCAGTCGAGTCCTCGGTCGTGACGATTGGTGGTATTTAAAATGGTCGGATGTGTTTTTTACTATTAGCTGCTTGGCTCCTGCTTTAGCCTCAAAGCCTTTTCGCATCTCTCCTGTGGCTTCCAGTGGCTGTCTCCCGGGATATTTCTTTATCTTGGCAGAAATGGTCGATGATTTAAGTTTTGCCCAGCGTTTGCCGAATACTTGCCCTTCAGATAGGAAAGCCTCGCCAGAGTAATACTGAGTGAGATACTCACCGAGTGCTGTAAATTCTGGCGTAAAATCTTTGACTTTATTGCTTAATTTATTGAATCGGTCGATAACCTTAGGCAATCCTGAGATTTTTATGCTTACTTGTGTCATTTACCACTTCGTTTGAATTTTGATGTAAGGACCATTTCCCGAGGAGCCTGCTACATTCGGATCCATTGATCCAGCTTGACTATAATCAGCATTATTGTCATTACTCGATGCGTTGTTCGGATATGATGAAGTGACCTTTTTATCATCTGCCAAAAGTGAACTGCCATCGTCTTTGGTCAGCGTGATTTTTCCCTTTTGCAAATCTCTGAGCATATCCATGCCCATTTTTATCTTGTCGTCGCCGTCTTTGGAGTCGCCAGGATGCATCGGACCGTAATCTTTCTTGAGCAAATACCCTGCCGCCAAGTATGTCGAGATGAGTTTGATCATATATGGTGGAGTCGTAAAAGGAATCGGATATTTTCCGCTTAGATACGCATTGATTACCGAGTCGGCATTGTTGATTTTGCTTTCAACTTCTTCATCGGTTATAAAGTTATTTTTAGAGAGGCTGGCTTCTGCTTTGACCTCTTCGACAGTTGTGTACATGTTAGTCCTTCTTATTAGCGTCACTATATATATAATACACGATTACGAACATCAGCATCAGAGTAATCAGCGTGCCGATTAGGTATGCTCCGACTTCGTCTGACTTGCCAATGCCTGAAACGAAAGCCATATCATGCGTGATGCACATCACCTCGGGCTTGCTGTATTTGAGCCAGTGATACGATTCGTGAATAAATATCCCGACAAAGCCTGATCCGATAGTTGCCAGAAAATATATGAATATCTTAAGCATTCGTGTTGTCATAGTTTTTCCATCTTACTCCATCCCAATATTCAATCTTGCCTGTTTGTCGGTTGATGCCACACTGATTCATGACAGGATTAGCCGGGCGGGTATATGTTGACCATTGAGAGAGCTTATTCGGGTCAATCGGTATCGATAGTCCATCGCCAATGCTTCGTGTAAAAGCTCCGAGATTTTTGAATGGTGTTGCCGCTATGAAGTCAAACGATGCAAACTTTGTCGAGCCGCCGAGAGCCACCAGATCAAAGCCTGTCTCGACCATATAAGTCGCTATCAAACACAAATCAAAGCCTGTCTCGATTGTGCGGTTAATTGCCGCTACTAAATCGAAAGCGGTCCTGATTGTGAGCGACCCAGCTCCACCTGGAGCATTGAGTTGCGTTGTATTTAGTGGAGTTTGATTCATATTTTTTTAATAAGCTGGTATTTTACAGGCTACTCCATCGATAGTAACAGCGATCCACTTGGTCGGGTCGCCGAGGAAGTTTGTGTCTCCGCCATAGTGATTGGTGATAGTGCCTGCACCAGTAGTAGCAGGAGCCGCAACCCCTGAGGCGAGATCAATCGTATTGGCAATTGTGAGAGTAGCGTTGGTGGTATTGTTCAAATATCTATTTCCGAAGAATGTATTGGATCCAGTGCCAGTGGTTATCAATCCGACACCAGTGGTTCCGTTAAATCCACCTATGAAATTATTGGCGAATATACAATCGACAGGAGCGACTAGAGATACTCCAGTCAGAGCTGCAGCATAATTGTTTCCAGTATAAATATTATCCGTAATAATCGATCGTTTTGGATTATTTAGCTTCATCAAGAATGTGTTGGATCCAGCCGAGAAGTTATTAAACTGATTACCTTCAATAACTGTGTAGTAAGGAATGGTTGGATTATCAATATACACGGCAGATCCCGACTGTCTAGCCGTTGTCATGTAAAAATGAAAATGGTTGTTAGAAATGGTGATGTGTGCTCCGCCCGTGGCTACCGCTGGAATCGCAATTGCTTCGTTCCATAGAGTTTTGAAAGTGTTTCCTGTTATAACTGCCCGATAATCCTCAGACTGCCCCATATTGCCACCAATGATTGCGGCTGATGAATTATGATCTTTACCGCCGTAAGTCGTATTGCCCACAAATATGAATTCCTTGCATGAGTTGATGTCAATTGATAACGGTTTCCAGCTCATCGTCTGGTTATCTGTGAAGTTGAAATAGCATGTAGTAATCGCAAGCTTACCATAGTCGCAACCGACAACATAAGGTCCACCGTGAATAGGATTGAAAAGACAACTCTCCATTCTTGTCCACGAGTGCTCACCTGCATTGCTCATCTGTATAAAGTTTGTAGCTGTACCAGAACTGCTATTGCCGAATATAATACAATCTAAAAACAGAGTGTTCCATTGGCATTTTATCCAAGAGCCAAGAGTTGGGACAGCAGAAGATCCCGGCTTGATACACATCCCAGAAAACACCGCTCTTCTTTTTAGATCAAATCCACCAGCGACATTATTCCACAATTGTAAGATACAAGCTTCCTTATCGACTCCTTCAATATAGATTTCCTTCCCAGCCCCAGGGTCAGTGTAAGTATTGAGTGCGTTGGTCGTTTCAGTATAAGTTCCCGGCATTACCCTTAATCTGAACTTACCAGCCACAAGAGCAGCACCGATGGTCGTATAATCGCCGCCACTGGCGGCGATGACAGCATCAAAGCACTTGTTTTGTTTCAATGCAATATTTTAATTTTCTGTGACAATATCAGCTGTATTAGTAGCGATGTTGGTAGTATTGGTGGCAATATTCGAAACTGCAGTTGCAAGTGTTCCCTCTGCCGTATTTACTGCTGTCTCAATATCACTAAAATGAACCGATCTCGGAAGTTCCGAAATAAACGGCGTGCCAGTATGTGCTTGAGCGTTTGGTCTTGATAGTGTGATGCTGTCCCCTGTTCTCGCAGTAATAGTCGCCTTCTCCATACTCGGATCAGAAGCGGGGTCGGGATATGATGTCTTATCCCAAATCGTCACATATTGACCGTTGCCAGGCAATGCAAACAACGCACCCTTGCCAGTAGCGAGGTCGAGTGTGAGTGGATTGGTAGTATTATTGAGATCCCCAGAATTCTTAATCTGAGCAATCGCATTATCAACATGTTGTTTGAAAGCTGTCGCCATAATTAGTCCTTATTCAATTATTTCTTTAGGATGCAAATCTATCCCCTCATCTGCTCCCTCGGTTGTACCATCGGGGTATATTCGGTCGATATTTAGTGCCATGTTGCCTTTTTTATCCTTATATGTGTATCCCTGCAGACAGTAGTACTGAAAAAACTGTCCTTTGCTATTGGCTCCGCATGCTCTACGCCAGACGGCTTTTTTGCCTGAGTCTTTTTCAAAGGTCAGGGCGTGAGCGACTTCGTTATCATCAAAAGTAATTAACTGTGCGATCTCTTCTCGCTCGATATCGTCAATCGAAGCTGGCTTTTTGATATTGTTTACGATAATCTCTTGCTCGGCATCAATAATCGTGCCGTCATATTTTACAACTCGCCATCTCATAAAAACTCCTTATGTTTCTTTATATGTAACTGTGATTGTTTCAGCTGGAACGATGCCGGGGACTACTGCACTCGAAAGTGAAGCCTGAACTGCGAGGTAGTTTGATACTCTGCCTGTGTTCGGATTGGCAATACTTCCAGCGACAGCCAATGCCGCACCCGATGTATATGTGAAAATATCAACAGGCTCGCCTGTGAGTGTCAGATAGTTTGCAACAGTCAGTGGCAACCCTGTGGTCGCTGATCCTGTCGCTTGAATGTAGGTTGTGCCCTGAGCGACTTTCATACCAACACCTGTGCCAAAACTATTTGAGCCATCTGAGTACAACTTAATGGTATCAATAGTCCCTGCGGGGGCTGTGTCGGCGTACAGAGCGAATATTGCCCAGAATGAGTAATTAGTGCCAGCATTTGGTATCAATACTGGATTATCTGTTCCCGGCGTTGCTGAGTCCGAGAGAGACAGCCTCGATGTGGAGGATGTAATATCTGTGAGAGTCGGTGCTCCGACATCTCCTGTAATTCTTTTGAGTTTTGTTACTGCTGGCATATTTATACCTCGTAATTATTTTTTGTTGCGTATGTTAAACCTGCTCTACCTGTCCACGAGCCAATTGCCGTCATAATCGTTCGTACTGCATTATTATTGTCCAACTGGATCATCTTGACCACTTTCCAATTTGCATCGGCATCGCTGTCGCTGACCTCATTTGTGGCAGAGTAGGCGAGTGTCCTGCTGACAATATCTCTCCTGAAATATTTGGCGTTATCTGTAGCACCCCCACCGCCCGCATTGTCATCGACATACTTTTTGGTGGCTGGCTGGTAATCGCCTGATGGCGTAAATGGAGTGGTGTTGTCTTTCTCGAGAACATTTGTTTTTTCTGCGAAAGCTGAAACATCCTGATGGCTTGCGATAGTGATAGTCTTTGGATTGGCAGTCGGGTCAGTTGTAATCGTGACATTGGCTCCAGCGATTATTTCAATCGTATCCTCACCCTCGGCTACTAGATCACTCTGCCCAGCTACTTTCCAAGTCTTAAACGATGAGCCAAGCCCAATCGTGACCTCTCCCTCCGCTGAATGAGTGACCGATATGCCAGTCGATTGATCCAATCTGATGATACCGACATTCAAAGTCTCGTTTGTGCCGTCTGCGTTGACTACTGTAAGGGCTGTGCCACCCCCGCCGCCTCCACCGAGGTCGCTGAGTGCCACGAGATTAATCCAGACAGTATCTCCGACATATCTCCATTGTATATGAGTCGCTGACTTTTGTAACTCGATTTGTTTGCCCGGCTCTCCCACTGCCTCAGTAATGGCAATGTTAACAATCTCCGTCTCAACCATAGTGGCGATTACATTATCCTCGACCACTGTAAAATTAAGGTTCTCGACTGCCTCGGACACATTGATATCTTGGCTCTCGACAACTATGTTCTCATTCTCACTCTCTGAAATTTGAACATTTATATCGGTCAAACTGATGCCCTCAAAGTTATCGTCGGCGTGACGGTAAAGTTACCAGACAAAGCGGTGAAAACTGTACCATCGCCTTTTTTGTATTTTATATCGTACAAATATGTGCCGGGAGCTACTGTTGCCATCGTGGTTTTTGAGACTGATATAGTAACCGAACCAGAAGCGGGGGATACGAGTTGCTCTGGCGTGACCGTTGCGGATATTTTAGCGGCCGCATCTAAATCTGCGACATCTTTTTTAACCGTCAAATAAAAAGTGTAGCCAGTGATATCAATGGCTGCTCCAGCTGAGTTCGTGAAATTGATTATTCTCGAGAAACTATCGCCCTGTGAAGTTTGAATATTTACCATTTGAGTCCTTTGCTTATTTATCTATATTATAACAACAAAAAAGCCCCCTGTTAAACAAGAAGCCTTTTTGTTATGTTTCTGTTTTTGATTATATGATGTGCTTGTCGGCTGTGATTTCAGTTGTGACATAATTGACAACAAATGTCTTGGTATTGGCAAGCGTGGTGTTAAACAAAACCACATTTTTACCGATAGTCGTATCGGCAGTGATGATAGGCATTGTTCCTTCACGAACACCGTCAACAGTTCCCATCAAAACCTCGTTACCCACACAAATACGGTCTAACCCGAGCTTTGTGCCTGTACCGATTTCAATCGCATCAGAAGCGGTCTGGCGAGCTGGCACATGAATCTTCGTGATAGTCTTGAAAGCTACAACACCCTCAACGACAGTTGTGTCAGTTGAACATGTGATAGTATCGGTTACTGCTTCGTCACGAATATTGGTGCCAGTAATTACGACATCGCCAGTAATGGCAGAACCACCAGCTTTGGTAGGCTTGATCGTAACTGTTCGAGCAAAATCTAGCCCAGCGGCGAGAATATTAGTTGTAATATCCTGCTCTGCTGCGGTCAGGGTAATAGCGGCATGGATAGCGGCTACTGCTCCAACTGCTGGATGGTAGAACTTGGTGCGTCTGAAATATCCCTTAGAGGACATGTTGTCTTGATTGACATTTATCTTGGAAACTTTGTTAATAATTGGCATGATATCCTTTCATAGCTTCATCGGCTTATGAATTATTGTTATTACTCTACATCTTCAACATCGGCAGAATCTTCGGCTGGATCTTCTACCTCTTCCTCTTCGACTGGTGCTTCTGGAGCGGACTGAGCCTCTTCAATAGCACTAATCAATTCGGTTTTGTTCATTTTCTTGACACCAACAACCCCGAGTTCTGTTGCGATAGCCTCAAGCTCTTTTTTTGTTTTGACGATAAGCCCTGTCTCTACATCTTCAACATCGGCTTCAACATACTCAGCCGAGCCAAGTTCAACAAGTGCTTTTTCCTGATCTGCACCAGCAGATAGGGTCTCTCCCTCAAGATATTCTATACCATCATGAGAAATTGGGGTGATTACTTTGATCATGATACTCCTTTTAATTTATAGGGCGGGACTTTCACCCGCCCAGTTCGTGAGAAGTTAAGCGACTGCGTTCAAGATACCATAGATGCACTCTTTGGCGACAATCTTCTGTTCGTAGTAATCGTTCACACGAACAAAGTCCTGTTTGACCTGTTGCTCTGTCCAAGCATCAGTGTATCTGAAGCCTTCAAGAGTCAAGGTGTAGCCAAGAGATACCTGTCGGATACCAGGGGTCTTCGTGATATAAGCAACCCAGAGGTGTTTACCCCAGATGGAAGCCATAACAGCGGTTTGACCTTCGACAGCAGTATTTTCCATCGCAGATGCGACATAGACATTTTCAATGCCCGGGAACAATACTGATAAATCTGAAGGCTCAAGTCCCTTACGGTTGGTGTATTTGCATCTCTCGATAAGGTCAGGATGATTCTTAAGCTTTGACCAAACATCCAAGCCCATGATGATGGTATTTGCCTGCTTAAGAGCATTCTTCTGAACATACAATCTTGCAGTTTCAATCTTTGTGAAAGGATCAGAGTTGGCGAAATCGGAGAACTGATCGGTTCCAGAAAGGGTAACAGAAGAGCCCAGATTGCCACCAGTAGCTAGGTAATTGGCAAGAGCGTACTCTTTGTTGATCAACAATCTTTCAGAGATGTTGTTGACAGCGTCAATCTTTGGATCAAGCGGGTCAACAGCAAGCTCAATCTCTTCCCAGTCTACGCCCTCTTCAAGAGAGTGCTCAACAAGTGGACCATAAGCTGTTTTTGTTAAACCGTACTCAACACGATTGGCACGACCGCCTGAAGTTCTCTTGTCGTCAGCTCTCTTCAGGTTGGATTTGTCGTAAGTGTAATAAATACCAGATTTCTTTTTTACATTTACGATTGGGAAGATGGTGTCTGCGATGTAAGCTTCGTTGGTGTATCGTACTGACACATCGGTAAGCTGGACATCTACATATACATCTGCTGTGGTAATATTAGGCATTGTAGTATTTCCTTAATTAGTTGATTAGGCGTGACTCAAAGTATAATTTGAAATCATAACTTCGATTAAATCACCCTGAGCAGTAGCAGCTTCAAGAGCAACACCGACGATTTCATCTTTGTCAGTGGTAGTAGTAACAGCCTGACCAGAAGTGGTGGCGGTTAGTTTAGCACCAACGGAAACGGTTGTGCTTGCTACGACCTTGCAAGTACCCTGACCGCTTCTTAAGATAACTGGACATTGACCACCGATAGCGGTAGCCTGCTCTGCAACGCCGATGATAACATCAGTGCCAGCGGTAGCGGCAATAACGGTTCCGTCGGAATCGAATTTGACCATTGTTCCCTGAGGGATAGCAACGGCACCTGCCTTGTAGGTTTTGACTGTTGCTGTAGTAAATTGAGACATTTGTAGTCTTTCTTGATTAATTATTTCTTAGCTTTTGCCTTGTGCTCTGACGCTAGTTTTGCCAACTCAGCGTTTTCACTTCGAGCTTTGATAAGGGCTTGACCGTAATTCAAGTTTTTATTCTCAGCTTGAATTTCAGTTGCTCTTTTTCCAAGTGCAGCATAGGCAGACTCTGCACTCATCTCGTCACCTGCGTCACCAATTTCACTAAAGATTTTGGCAGCAGGAATCTTCTCAAGAATTGCTGTGAATTCTTTTTTCATGCCCTCATTAAGCTTCAAATAGAAAGCAACCATTGGCTCTTTCATTAAAGCGGGCATCTTCAACCCATCCTTCTCATTGAAAACGAGAGAGGAGACAACTTCGGAAGCTTGCTTAGTCGCCAGCTCGGACTCGATTGCTCGAAGTCTCTGAAGCTCGCTCGATGAGATTGTTTCTTGTTCGCCTTCAACGGCGATAACTTTCTCACTCGCAACTTCTGGTTTCTCTTCTGCCTTTTCAATATTTGGTTCGGTTATAAATTCGCCATCTTTGAACTCTCTGACGGAGCCATCAGCACATTTGATTTTGCTGATACCCTTCTTCTCCATTTCGAGCAAAGCTTCTTTTGAATACTCGCCAGCCTGTACATCGGCTTTATCTTCGGCGGGTGCTTCGGCAACAGGAGCCTCTACAATCGATTCTGCGGGCTTTTCTGTCTCAACTGCGGTATTCTCATCGGCTTTTTTTGCTTTCAATTCAGCTTCTTTGGCTGCCATAACTAGATTGTAGGCA